AGTCTCATGCTTAGGCACAGGTCGCTTGATGTATGCTTCTGGTTGCGGGTATGCCTTGCTCTTGTTCCAAATGATTTCACTTCGCAAAATCCAACCTCGTCGTTGCATCTCTAAAGCAAATCTCCAACCGACACCTATCAGATTCTTCGGAGCGAGACCCTCGACCCTGCGAGAACCCCACTTGTTCTTGTTGGCTTTGATTCCACCTTCTTTGTAGTCAGAACCTGCACCTCCCGAACCATTGTAGCAATCGCCTATGTTCACCCATAACGTGCCGTCATCTGTCAATTTATCTCGCACGTCATCGAATGCATCGCACAACTCTCCTATGTAATCTTCGAGCGAAGAGTCTTTGCCGACTTCTTCTTGATGGTCGCCATAACTTCGCAAACCGAAGTACGGAGGGGATGTTACGCAACAACGATACTTGTCATTCTCAAGTCGATTCGAGACATCGTAAATACTGCCTTCAATCACGTTAAACATCACTAAGCCTCCTATAACACACGACGCTCTTGACCTTCGTCCGTTGCAAATATCCCCACTTGACCAACAAGCGGAATGTTGCGGCCACGCTCATGATAGTAGCACTATCCCTGTTGCGAATTATTGGCTTCAACTTCTCGGCTATCGCTCTTGCGGTTGTCAATTCGCCCTCATCCATTTGCAAAACCAAATGCATGACACCGACTTTCAGATGTAACTTCTTCTTCGATAGAATGTCGCCCATCTTAGACATAGCGTATCGTATATCGTCAGCAGGGAGTGATAGACCACCCGCTACTGCGGAGACGACATACTTCTCATTCATCCGCATACTTAACACGTTGTAATACGATTCCTTCGCCCCGAATATCCAATGCGAGTAGTCCACCCTTAGCACCGAGAGGTCGGAAATCGAAGATATGAGCATTGATGGGCGTAGCACCACCACAAAGCGCAAGTGTGTTTTCAAGACCGCTTGCCTCCACGATAATGCATTCGCTCAAGCCACCCAAAGTCGGAATATTAGTGTTCGTCAGACCTTTCATCGTATCTCCGACACTTATCTCAATGTAATCATTTTCCGATTCACTCATGACAAAGTGAGGACACTTTTGACCATTAGCAAATCCTACGGATAGAGCATCTCGCAAATCAGCACACTCGAAAGTAAATGAATCTGTCGCACCGATGGTCGCTCCATCGCCCGTCTTGTATTCAACGGGGGCAAAAAGGAATTGTCCTCGTCGCTCGACAGACTTCTCGAACCAACTCTCCACAGTCTCTTGCGAATGTGGGAACGCCTTCGCTCGCTTATCGGCTGCGAGGGTCGTCTGTTTGTTGGACGAAGACACACGCAACTTGTTTTGTTCTTGCACCAATCGCACCGTTTCTCGGTGGTGTTTTAGCACACCCAAAAGCAACTCGATGCTCGGAACGATAATGCGTTTCGCTCCTTTGGAGGGTTCGCAAGGAACACCGAAGGATGCTACGGATGTGATACCATCACGCACAATCGAGCAAGTAACGGCTCGTCCGTTGTCGTCGCCCGCTTGCTGAATAACGCACGATACGACTTGCGGGATGTCTTTACCCGCAATGTTCGCCATGCGTTGCGTTTTCTTCAACAGGTTCTGCAAATCTTTGTTCTTCATTTCAATCATATTCTTCAACTCCATATTTCTTTTTTGCTATTCTCATGCACTTCTCACAATTGACCTCATTCGGGCTGTTCTTTAGAACACCGAAGGAATCCATATGACTGCACAATGTATAGGAATACCTGCCGTCAATATAAATCCCAAGATGCGTCGTGTTGGATGGCCTACGCTTGAAGACTTTACCCAACTTCACGCTCACTCTCCGACCTCCCATTGCAGGAACGGGAGACCCTCCCATGTATCGCTGCCATTCTTGACTCGCAAGATGGTGTGTTGTTGTCCGAGATACTCTTGATTGAATCCCTTCATCTCTTCGATAGAGGCACGAATCTCCCACACGTCATCGTCGAGATTGGAGTCGGCTTTCACACCTGCCGCAATATCGCCCTTCTTCGTGTATCGAGCGAGGAAAATCTGTTGCGAGAATAATCGCATCGTTCCCCTCTCCCAATCTGGCACTTCGCCCACCTTCATGAGTCCTTTCTGGCCGTTGCCCAAATCTGCGAATTGCTTAACGTCCTTGAGGTGGAACGTGAAGAATACCGCATCCACTTGTAGTTGATGCGCTCGATTCATCACGTCTCGGAACAATTGGTTGCGAATACGCCACTCGGCTTGATTGAATCGGTCTCCGTCTTCGACATTGACAGGATTCTTTGAGCGAGTCATAAGAACGTGCGTCATCGCTTGCTCACACCACTTGAGGAATGTCGAGCCACCGTCAATGATGACTGCGCCTATGTCGTCCTTCTCCTTGAGTTGCTCGCCAATAATCTTGATGAAGAACCCCATCTTATCGACGAGAGCAGTCCAATTTGTCGTGTTATCTTCATTGAAGATAGACTCATCGGCTTCATCGAAAAGCGGGATGACCTCAATCTTGTCGTCGTTAGCGAAATTGTATGCGACTGTTTGCGATGCGCTATTGTCGATGTCGAGAATGATAATTCTCTTGTCGCTACGTTGCCGAGCCAATGAAATAGCAAGACCCGTCTTAGCCGTGTTTTCTTTGCCCGTCAAAGACATACGAATAGGGTTCGTCTGACGAACCTGCGAGAAGAGGTTGCGATAATGCTCGATACCCAAAGGCTCTCGCTCATCGCTCTCTTTCTTGCTATTGTTTCCTCCGCCCCAACTCATTCAAATCACCAATCCTCTTGCAACGTCTTCTGACGATGTTCTTCTTCGATTGCATCTTCTTCGGCCGCATGGACACCCATAGACTCGACACAATGCCAACCTGTAATCGCAAGTCGAGCATCCCCATCACGGCTGATGTATGGTTGTCCGACTACGACGACAACAGAACCGACTCCGAAATCGACCTTACGTTCCTCTTGCGAGGAAACATAGAGGTCAAGCGGTGCGCTCATACTCGTCAAGTCCATGTCGGCACAAGTCAAGATGTAGCCACCGTTTTCGCGAGGGTCGATGTGTGCTACTTCAAGAACGACAGAAGCGAGAGCATCCCACTTCTCGGCATCGTTAAGTCCATTGACATGACCCTCGATAGAATCGAGTCCGTTTAGCAAAGGAATGTTTTGCATATCAGCAAGAAGTCCCGTACCATCAGAAGCCAAAGGCGGTGCAGGGAATACATTCGCAACCGAAGCATCAAGCGTAGGGACGCTGACATTTGCCTTAGCATACAGACCGTTTTTGCCTACGACGACAGGAATACGAAGAGGCATGAATGTAGGCATGACTTGTTTCGCCATTTTGCCCTTGAATTTCATCGGGAGAATCTTGATTTCTTCTGTGCCGACTTCTCGACCCATGAACAATACTGTTCGCTCCAAATCCTCGTTTGCTCGCAATTTGCCGTAAGCATAATTGACACCACCCGAAGGGTAAGTAGGCGTGGTCTTGTTTTCGATACAAGCAAAGTAGCCCGTTCCGTCATTAAGTGCCATCGCTTGCTTTGGCAAAACATCGGTGTGCGATTCTGTGAATCCTTCTTCAAAGGAAACCTTTGAAGCGAGCGAAGCGTTTTGCAAAACTCGATAGCCACCGTTTTCATCGTCGTGCAGGTAAAGACTGACAAGACCTTGTGCAACAAGGTTCTGTCGTGCTTCTTCGCCTAATTCAGAAAGCATCTTGCTATACTTCGTATAGAAGACTTTGCCCCAATCTTTGAAGCGAGGGAATGACAAAAACATTCCTTCGACCATCTTACATCCACTTCGCTTGAGTCGTGCGCTTTCCGCACGTATTTCAGCCGCAACCATGCGGAGGGTTTTCGTTTCGATTTGGTCGCTTGCTACGCCCGACTTTGCGAGGGCAACCGCATTCAAATCCTTACAGGCCGTGTGTCGCTCCACAAGGGAGGCGACAGAACAGCCCACGTTCTTTGCTACTCGTTCATACATTTCGTTGGTAATCATTGTTTCTCACCTATCTTGTCCTTATCCTTATGTCCATATAAACCCCTTGAGGCCAACATCCGACAGAAATTCCATCGGACAATCTTCTCATCAACGCCCATGAGTAAATCACGCTCGCTCACGATAGAAGCCTCAACGACTTTCATAATGGACTGTGGTTGCACGTCAGCATTGACGGCATATTCAAACACTTGAGAGATGAAGGAACGGCAATCAATACCGTCCGACATCTTCACGGAGTCTGCGACTGCACCCTCCCTCACACACAATCGCAGGAAACGCTGTGCATGGAATGTAGGATGTGCCAATGCTCGTAGTCGCATAGGCTTTACGTCATCTGGCGTATGGCAATACATTTGCAGGAATCCAATAGCATTCCGCATATCGCCCCCATGACCATACGATATTGCCCTAATTTCTGTTTCGGGAATAATGAATCCTTCACTTGTTGCTATTTTACCGAGACCGAAAGTCATATGTTCATGTCCTACGGGGTCGAATTTACGGACTTGACAACGGGATTTGAGCCAATCACTCACTTTGCTAATGTCATTGCAAGTCAGAATGAAATAGCAAGTCGCATTCTCTATAACGCCCTTGAGTGCGTCTTGCGCCTGGATTGTAAGCCTATCGGCTTCATCGAGCAAGATAATTGTTTCCCAATGCCCACTATTTGCGAGAGGAATAACGTCTTCTTCGACGAAGTCGATGCCTCTTGTGCGCTTCGAGGATGCATTGAATGTATGTAACTGATAGCCGAGATTGCTTGCGAGTATGTGTGCCATCGTGGTCTTACCCGTTCCCGCCTCTCTCGAATGGAACAGGTAATGTTGCGGGTTGCGAGTAGCAATAACTTCTCGCATCTCTTCGACCACCGCATCCGAGCCATAGAAGTCATCTATGCTCTTTGGTCGATACTTCGTAGCCCATACTTCACTCATTGTTCCACCTTCTGTCTATGCCTTCTGTTGTTTTTTCCATTCTTCGTATTCCTCCTTCTGTTTCTCTATGAGAATCGCATCGCATTCGTAACATATATCCATGCCAAATATAGGCAGGAGTGATTCGCATACACGGCATACGAACCCTACGTCTTGTAGCAACTTCGTTGCCATTTTGTTTTTCTTCATATTACCCACCACAAGAATTGTATTGTAATTAGCAAACAAAAAGCCGTTCTCCAAAATTGAGAGCGTTTTCTTTCGTCCTCCAAATAATCCTTCAAAGCAAAGTAATGCTCATCCTTAACCATTATGTTTCACCTCCATGAAATTGCTAAAGTCAAAACCTTTCTCGTTTAGCAAACGCTCGGCTTCTAAATACATACCCCAATTCGAGCGACCAGACGTGTCCATAGCAAACACACGATTCGTAGGCAACTGCTCGGACAGATACTGCATCAAGTCATCATGCTTCTCACTCGTATGATTCGCATTGTCGGGATTCCAACCTCGCTCCATAAGGACTTCATGCGAAGCAGTAAGCCAGAACATCATCCCTCCACTATCTATAATGAATTTCGCTTCATTGACGTGTCGCACGTCATCAATGACGACGACATCCAGACCCTTACGCTCGACGAATGTTCGCAAACGAGATACCCAATAATCTTCATCGACGAGGTCTCGCTTCGCTTGCCCCCATGCTTGCAAGAGAGGTCGGCACAACTCCTTGTCCTCCTCTTCGAGGATAGACCATAGGTATCGAGCGTTGCTCTTTTCCTGCTTGTGGTAAAACGCTTGAGCGACCTCCCATCGAAGAGGTTCAGCGAAAGAAAGCACTTGCACTTTGTAAAGTGCTTCTAACACTTCGGCAAGGCTCGACTTGCCTGTTTTCATTTGTCCTGCAATTCCGATGTAAAACGTCATCAAACAGGGCTACATCCCTATGTCTCTATAAACCCCTTCTTTGACAGGTTAGGCAATTCGACCATCGTTCCTCGATGATTCGACGTTGTCGGCACTTCGGACATACACTCGCCCGTTCCCTTTGCGAGCGTGTCATGGATGATACGGGGAGGGTGAAAATCAAATCTTCTCGGTCTTTGATAATCTCGTCGTCGATTCTGTAAAGGGCGTTCTTGACTTTCACGCCATTCGATACTTCGACGTATTCCCAACCGTCCATGATTATCTGTGCGTTCTTGCAAAGCATAGCGGTTAGACTCGAATCGTTTGGCAAAATGCGAAATTCTTGTAGGGAAAGTAGTCTCGAAGTCATCTCGGAACGGGTCATCGGACCTTCATCGAAGAGTATCTCCGCAATTTTCCTACGGATGCGGGCATTCGCATTATTTCTCGCCATACGCGTATGTATTCGCACATAGTATTTAAAATTCATTCATGCCGAGATATGCGATATACGCACCTTCGCTCCCATCTTCGCAAGCGGGTGCATTCACGAACTTATTGACGAATATCAAGTGAAGCCACAAACGAGGGAATGGCATCATAGTGATGAGCCACAGGAGCATACATATTCCCTCCATCATATCCACCCCTTGTTCTTCTGTTTGCGTTTCTTCATGCCTTTGGGCAACGAATCTATGTCATGCAATCGAATATCGTTTGCTACTTTCTCATCGAGCATAGCAATCTCTTTCGCATACAGGTCATCATGTCTGAACCCATACGGGATTGGTTCATCTTGCCTTTTCTTCTTCGGCCATTGTGTTCTTGCGATTGGCCTGACTCCGTATGCTACTAAGGCTTGCTGATATTCTTCGGGAGTCCATTGAAACCCTTTAGCAATGTTTCTCCAAAGCCGAATGTCCTTGATATTTTCCTTCAAGAAAGCGAGTAGTAAAGGGAATGGAACTTCTCGAATGGCTTTCCATGCTAATCTCCTATCACGACTGCGTAGCACACGGTTAATCGCAGGGATGTAATCGCCCTTGTCCTTGTATGTGTCATCGACTATGACTCGCTCATCGTCTATGTTCGGATAGGATTTGCAAACATACACCATGCGGTATGCTATTTTATCGAGCCACTCCAAACAATCTTTCTTGTTAGGCTTAGTATGAACAATAACAGTAAGACCTTCGGTGTTCGGATTAGCAAGAACCTCTTTACCTTCTACGAATCGTCCATCACGATATAGACTCGCATCAAGCGTAAAAATGAGAACTCCCATCATCCTCACCTGCTTTCTTGAATTCCATGACTCCGTAGCCATTCTTGCGATTGAAAAGATACCCTTTCGATGTCATGACTCGCAACCAACGGCTGACCGAATACACGTTCACGGACATGGAGCGTTGCGGGAGACTTTCGACGACCTTCGGCAACAACTGTTCAGCCGAGAACCATTCGCTAATATCCCAATCTTGAACTGCCGCAGCGACGGCCAACTTGCGATAGCCTTTTGACATTCTCACTCCTCCTCCAACTCGGATATAGCCATCTCAAGCATCACCTCTCGCTCATCGACCATTTCCTGTATCTCGTCTTCAAATCGTTGTGCGTTGTGCCGTTGCCTCTCAACCTCCTTGTCAAGTGCGATTGACACACTCGCCCAATCACGAATGGCTTCTTTCAATTCATCTGGCAACAGCCCATACACGCCATCTGTGTGTATAATCCTATGCACAATCTCCGTCGCCTTCACGTCGGCCTTTCTCGCTATGTCAATGATGGACATTAGTCCATCCACCATCGACATAATATCTCTTAGTGTTTCGCTTGCTTCGTCTATCAATTCAATTTGTTCCATCGGGGTTCTCCTCCATCATATCCATAAACGGGTCGTTCCTATAAACCCATTGCTGGAATCGCTTCATCTGTGAAACCGAGAGATTCCATGCCTCTCTCACAGATGCTTGAGGCACACGGTATCGACCCGCATACCATATGATGCCTTCGCTCGTCAGCATCGCAACAAGACCATCCTCGAACATTTTGTTCGCAATAGTCGGGAATTCTGATTCGGGGATTGGTCGAGCAATCAGTTGGTTAAAGTGCGCTCGCCACTTTACAGGTTTGCCAAACTCCATCAGATTTCACCCCACAACTTCTTTGTGTAGCATATGCTACACAACTCTTGCTTTTCTTCTGTCAAAGTCGCTTTACATTCTTTGCATTTCTTTTTCTTGCTCATTTATTCATCTCCACCAAATAACCTCGTAAGAGATTGATAACCTCCAACAAGTAATCATCAAACGTCCATTCCTGCGGAATCTGTCCACTCGCTCTCAATTTAGCATATATGTCGTATTCTTCGCTTCTCGTAGTCATCGTATATCACCATCGTATTCTATAACGTGCGTAGGTTCTCTTAGTGTAGCCATACGCAACTCGATTTGGTTTAGCAAGTGCGGTTCAGCCCGCAACACGTCCACCAGGACACCCATGACTCCGTTCACCTGCTGTTGTGCGAGTAGCAACTGCGAATCGACACCAATCTCTTTCTTCAAAGTGCCAATCAACTTGAGGGATGAATTGGCCTGTCCGATGAGTCGAGTCGCATTAGCAAGCCACTCTCCGTCAATGCCGTGAACATCCTTCTCCTCCTCCCACTCGTCGAGCCAACGCTGAATGCGACTGAACACATCTTCGGCCATGTCGAGCGTAGTGATTGTCTCTTTGCGAGTCTCTTCGACTTGCTTTGCTTCGACGGGGTCGAACTCCATATGTTCCGACATATGTTCCTCGACGATACCATCAGACCAACTGTTCTTCGCCTCGATGTATGCGCCCGTCATGTTGCCATTGAATACTTGCAATTCAATGTCCTTACGCTGTGGGTGATTGCAAAGCGGGCATTCGGGGGATTCGAGAACCCATCGCAAAACCTCAATCGCATGAGGGTCTTGTTCCGCTTCGAGACGCTTCTCGATGAGCCACTTACTCTTCATTAACAAGCCCCCATGTCGATACTGCGTAATGATATGTAGTGCGAAAATGACCCGAACATATCCGACCCATGTTCACCAATCGCTTATCCAATGCGAGAACCTGCCCTGCTGACATGACACTCGGAGGATGCGCTCGTTTCATCTTGATTTCAGAATGCAGGATGTCTGTCGTCGTAGGTCCATATTCCTGTATGTGCTTCACGACTCTATCACGCCATTGTCTGTATTTGATTTTTCGCACCATCATTTCACCACCAATGCATTAAGTCTTTCAGCAATCGTGTTCCCTGCTTGTGCTATTCTCCAATCATCTTGCTCAAGAGCAATCTGATTGATGACACGAATGGCATCCATCGTCAGTCTTACTAATTCTATTTCTTTGTCGGTCATTCTTCATCCCTCCGCAATCTCTTCACACGGAATTTTTTCGCATTATATTTGTTACCGTTTTGGCTTAACTTCTCGTCATCGACGACCTCGAATCGTTCATCGCCAGATAGCAATTTGCAAATCCCGTTTGAGTGGGGATGGAACTTGAAAGGTTTGCCCGTCTTTTTGCCAACGACACGCTTCACAAGCGTAGCCGCACACATACTTTCACCTGTCTCATTTAGCATATCATATGCGTTGTCTCTCCATTGTTTAAATTTTCTATTTGGCATTCGCACCACCCCAATTTAGGTTGTCATTCTTTCCATCGGGCATACCGAACCTACACACTACGCCTCGACGACCACGCCCCTCTTTGCGAGGTGAGAATTCCTCGAACCAGATTTGCTGATGCAAGTTGTCCTCAATCCACCGCTTTGCGGCTTGATAATCATTGTTTGTAATCAATCTCGCAACATCCTTCACAAGTGAAGAACGTGGAACATCCTTATCCCAGAACGTCGATTTGATGAGGTGTATGTCCTCGTCCATGACATTGCGACGCATACGCAGGGATGACTCAAGCAACTCCGTTAGTCCTTCGTCCATCTCGATTTGCAAAATACCACCTTGCCATTCTCCTTTCATCATGTGATAGCCAATTGCTAATCTGCGAAACAGGTCGCTCTCGAATGAGCGCACAGACTCCTTCATGACCCAATGCTCGAACTCGGTTGAGAACTTGACTCCCTTCGGGGGATTGAATGAGACCTCCATCTGTCGATTGATGAACCATTGTCGCATATCAATAATCTCACCTGCGAGATACGCACGTTCCTCCATAGACATACTCGCTTGCTTGTTTTGCGCCTCCTTGTATCGACGCTCTTTGTCCTCATCCATTAGGATGTCGATGATGAAGAAGCGACGGTCAAGACCCGATTCCAAATCCATACGTCCATGTTGCGTTCCGCCCCATGTGGTGTAGCGAGTGTTGTATTTCACCCAACCATCACGCATACCTTTTGCTACACGCCCACTATCGAGGGATGTTAGCAACTGATTCTTCATGTCAATACTGTGGTCTTTCTTATTCGCATCTGATACAGATGAGAATTCCTCGAAGCAAAGGAAACCACCGCACAACTCTCTTGCGAGAGGTCGTCCTACGATTTGCCCTTCGTCATTGACAGACCCGAACATACCTGCCTCCGTGATTGAATTAGGTCCAATCATGGTGCGAAAACCTACGCCAGAAAAGGCATCGGGATTCCATAACAAGCCCGTATGTTCAGCACAGAACAAGTCGATTAGCACGTTCTTACCAGAACCTTTAGCACCACGCATGAGTATGTTAATGCGAGTATCAGCGATGCGAGAGGACGGTGTGTATATGGGATAGTTGGAATGTCGCAAAGGACAATCTTCGATTACGAAGTCTTTCGACTCATCGTCCTTCTTGTCGGGGTCGAAGTCGCACATACTACACTTGTTCACGGCATTGAACATATGTGCGCCTACGCTACACAAGAAGATAGGTACTTTGTCATCCACATCTATGATGTGGTTGCGCTCACAGAAATCGAGCAAACGCCCGAATATATCCGTCATTGGAACATACCACCGCTATATGGGTCTTTCTTCGTTTTAGCCATCATCTTTGAAATCATTTCGTTAGCCATTTTCATCGCCTCCGATGCTTCGGATGAGGCTTTCCCATATAACGCTTTCGCTCTTTTCAATGCATTTTCGGTGTCAAACCCCAATTTTCCGACGTGTTCGAGAGCATCTTTAATCGCTGTCTCATCGAATTCCGCTTGGACTTGTCTCGCCCCATGTGCGGGAATCAGCAGGACATTAGCACCCACCTCGTTTAGCAAAGTGTAAAGGAAAGCAGGAAACCAACCCCATAGGGGTTGAACTGCTTCGGGAGCGAGACTCGTTCCGATTTCTTCACCCTTTACGCATACGACTGCATCACTCGGACTCGCATCAAACGCTGTGCTTGTCAGCGTGAGAAAGTTATCCACGCCTAAGTCAGATAGGCATTGGACTACGTCTCTCGCAGGGGGATAGTTGAACAACCATGCGTTCTTCTGTTCGCTCGGATTCTGACTGATATGTGCAGGTGTGAGAATCTCAATCAGCAACGTATCGCCATTGCGATATATCGGCCATCCCGTAAATCCTACGTTGAGGATTGTATGCGGGGATGATGCGACGTGCTTACTCGTTATGTAGCCTATGGGTGTATCATCTTTCACAAGTGATGCACCTACAACTGCGGGCAGGTGGTCTGTGCCTACGCAGTCGTATAGGATGGCTTTGCTGATGCCTTTAGGTTCACCATCCACCCATAAGAAGTCTGTTTCGTTTATCGTCTTTATGTCGCCCATGTTAATCACAACGCCTTATGTCCTTATCAATCCCTTTCTTTTCAGACCTCAAAAATAATTGAAAAAAAAATAAACGAATGATAGAGAGCCAACTCCGCTAATTCTGTTTAATTTCATAAGAGTCAATCCCAATTTATTAAAATAAAGTAAAGCAGTCGGCATTATTTTCTCTCCCACTTTAGGAAATTAGACAGAATAACGAGGTCTGGCTTGCAGTCTGTCGGTTTTTAATTTCTGAATTCTTTACAGCGTCTTCAAAAAATTGCTATACTCGAAGTAATCACGCTCGATTGTTAGCATACCGCCTTTGTGTTGCGTATTATGATTCACGGATAGTGTGTAATCTTGCTCATTCATATGACCTATGCGTTCATATGCCCGCTTGCGAGCATCTTCTAAGTTGCTAAATCTTTCCAAAGGAAAAGGTCGAACATCCATTTTCTGTTCATGTTCGGCTACGACGAATGAAGATACTGCGAATTTCCCATCCCAACCTTGTATGACCGTGTAATTGGGATGATTGTCATAGATTTCAGCATCGAAATATATGAAGCCCGAAGGGAGAAGTCGCACAGGTAATGTCGAATCCTGGAAGGATTCGATGTTGCGTATGACATATGCGTTTTCTATGAATTTATTGCTGTTAGGAACAGCAAGCAATGGGGATTTTTCATATGAAAAAATAATTGTTTCTTTCTCGGATTCATCCAGAAAATTAGCAAGAACCTCTTTGAAATTGACGTGAGGAATGTCTCCTTTCATGCAAGCATTTACGCTCGTTCTATACAGGTCTGGCTGAATCGCATCAATGAAATCCCATACCTGCTCATAACCATTGATGACGAGTCTATACGAACCTGCGAGTAATTCGATGTATGGCTCGAACCTACGTCCTTTAGGACTGCGAACCCAACCCATGAAGTCGAGGACTTCTAATTCGTCGGGTTTTGCAATAATCCATTCCGAAAGATACCTTATTGGGGGGATGGTTTCACCCTCTTGAAAGTCTTTCTTGATTTTGCTATGAGGTCATCCGTAGTCTTCGTTCTCGTCTCGAATACTTTGTCTTGCCATTCTTCGGCTGATACTGCGAGAACGAGAGGCGTGTCTCGATTTGCATAATTCCTACGCACGAATTTCTCCCCTAACTCACAAGGCTCGCATATGACAACGGATGAGTTGCGTATGCTTTTAATCATGCTCGTTTCGAGTCCGTCAAAATTTTGCTTTGCGTTGCAAAGCCCACAGGTGTATTGAGGTTTTCTACCCATGCTACTTACACCTCCTCACGTTCTTTTAAATCCCACCAATGGGGAGAGGCTACGCCTTTGTCCCATTTAGCAAAGTGTCGCTTCTCTCGATAGTAAAATTCACGGTATGCTTCGACTGCTGAATAACTCTCCTCGTCGAGGAGGTCTAAGTTGCGACCTTGCGATTGATTGAGACAACGGACGAAGGGAGTCATATTGGCAAGGTAATCTCTTCTTCTTACACTTGCGACGTGTGGAATGTAATCCGACCACCTGACTCCGCCTATCAGTTGGTCAAGTTGTTCTTTGACTGCGTGTTCTTTCCCATAGCGTTGCTCGTATGTCTCGCATAAACCAATCGTATGGTCGTATAACCAACGAAAGTTGCCCCAACACTCGGCCGCCCAATGCACGACAGGGTGATTGTGATAACCTCCTTTGTGAGGTTCTCCTTTGGAGGTTACAGGCATTGTTTTTGGCGGAGCATCTGAAATTAGCAAAGCACTTACGAGACATTGCATTCCTTCGACTGCCATCTTACCTGCGTGTTTATCGCATACCATGTGCGCTGCTACTACGGGGTCTTCGTCTAAGACGAATAGGTTCATTGCGATTCCTCCCTCGTCTTTCGGGCATACACCTGGATGCGGGCAGGTATAACGACTGCATAGTTGCAGAAGTCGCAACAGCGACCATCAACGACGGGCTGTGCATTATGTCCTTCTGACCAATACACCTCGCCTTTAGCATCCCTGTGCAAGTCAATCTTTTCTCCACAAATATCGCAACGCTTGTTCATAGCAATCCCTCCAACTTCAACACTACTTCTTGAATCTCTTCGAGACGACTCTCGGCCTCCGCCATCGAGCGACCATACTCCATCTCCGCATGGTGCGAGCCTTCTAAATCCAACTCGCTACACAAGTAATTGATTTCTTCAATTTCGCATAGCAACTGACCGAGTCTGTCGATGACTTCGGTTAGTGCGTCAATCTTCTCTTGTATGTCTGTGAGATTCACTCGACCACCTCCAATTGTTTATCCATGAATGCATATACCTTGTCAGGTATATCCTCCCAATTCTCTTCAACTAAAGTCCAACTAACAACCCATTTATCCTCACTTGGTTTAAGGTCATAAGGTTCGCAATTATAGACAAAGGTAAATCGCACACCGCAAAATCCTTCATCGTAGTCAATGAGAGTGCGGTTTGCATTGTTGGTTAGGTTAATGTCTGTACGATGTAATTCTTTATCCATGACATCCACTTCTCCATTTCTCCATATAGTTGCGTATATGATGCCGATACTGTTACGTTTTGCGTGTATTTTCATTGTTCTTCACCCCATAGGCCCCCGCCTGTTCTTTGGTATTCTAAAACCATTATTGAGTATGCATTATCTCGCTCTTGCTCGGTAGCATAGAACAAGAAGTCCTCGTCGTCAATCCATCCAAGAGGCGGATTGGCTTGCGTATTTCCATCCCATACCCGTATGTGGATGCCCCACATTCTCGGAAATTGGCCGTTCTCAAAGTTAAATGGGAACTCCTTTTGGAGTTCGTTCATGTGTACCTTAGTGTATGTTGTTTTCATTCTAAGTCGCCTCCGCTTTGAACGATGTCGAAGTCTATACACGCTTCGGGATAGTGTTCGTCTAAGAATTGCCAAACCTCCAAATGCTTTCTTTGAAAGTGGTTTCTTTGGTTTTGCAATTGGTCAATCTTGCGTGATAATTCCGTAAGCAAATCCATCACGGCACTCGCTATGCCTCCGCTTTTCATCTGCGTTCTGCGTATCTCTACAATCAATTCCTGCGGTGTTGCGTTTCGTCTTTCTGTCGGTGTCATCATTCTTCTTCACCTCGTTGCGCTTCGTCGGTAATAATATCGACGACGACATAGTGGTTCTGTGTTCCTTCGTGAACCATCTGCCACCCGTAAGCCTCCGCATCTTGTTCGTTCTCAAATTCCATATCTTCTACTGAAAATTCTACTATCACTCGTATATCGTATTTTGGCATATTCATTCCTCTTCTCCTCCTTCGGTTATCTCCGTACCATCAGCAAGGACAATAGAGGTTTCCTCGCTATCAAGGTATCGGAGTCTGGCGACGTACTGATAGTCGTTGTCGTATAGCCT